TGTAACTACTGCCCCTGAAACAGTATATTGAGTTCCTTCCTGTAAGAATGAATTTCCAACTACTAAACTGCTTACCTGTACAATGTCAAAATCTGCGGTTATGGTTTGCGCCCCTGAAGTATAAGTCTTTGTCTTTGTAAGTAAAGAAGATTCTCCACCGCTTGAATTGCTTAACAAATGGTAATCTTCAAGAGTTCCTGCGGTAGTTCCGTTGTAGAAATAATAGGCTTTTCCGGTTATTCTTGAATCTGCCCCTGCATCTTCTACTTTGATGAGATCATCTTCTAACTGCTCGTTTTGAGCTGCTAACATTGCAGGGATGTCTGCGTAGGTGTGATCTACTGTTGGGTCGGTTAAACCGTCTGCATAGTCTTTAGCGTTTTGCTCTGCAGTATTAGCTTTATCTTGTGCGCCTTGTGGGGTTTCTTTAGCGTCCAAAGCATCCTGTAAGCCGCTAATATTGCTAATCTCAAATTCTACAAAACTAATCTCGTTATTTTCAGAATCTCTAAGACTTAATTTATTACTATTCAAAGATAAATTAGCTGCCAAATTGCCTACAAAGGCACTTACTGGGATTGCGCTTAATACTGTGCCTTCATCATTCTTTAACTCTAGCTTCTCGGTGGTTTCGTTATAAAAGAATACAGTTCCCTCGTTATTTAAAAAGGCTACTGAAAGGGTGCTTAACGTAGTTCCGGAAGCATTCTTAATATATATTTCTTGCGATGCTTGGTTAGCGAATAATCCTAAGCCTTCCATCTCGCCTATACGTATGTCTTGTAATGTTATTTCATTTTCATTCGCATCAATAGCATCCCGCAATGATTGCCCGGTGTCTGTTGTGTTACCATCTTGTTTTACCCTCAAATCTACCTTACCGTCTATTACTTGCAAGGCATTGTTTATACGATCTGTGTTAACGTTAATCCCTTCGGCTGCGGTTCTCGCTGGGCTTCCGGTTTTATCGTTAGGAACGGTTCCGCGAAAAATCTTATATAAATCTTGTAAATATCCCATTTTTAGTTTTCGTCAAAAGTTCTTAGCATTGTATCAAAAGTGATGTCCATACGGTCGAAAGTAAAGCGACCTTGCCCCGGTTGCGGCGGCTGTAATGGTCCGGTAATATCTTCGTTTATCGATTTATGGTACCGGTCGCCATAATGTATTTTTTTGTTTACGCTCATTCTGCTAAATGATTCATATTCACAGCGCCAAAACCTTCTGTGAAATTAATAACACGCGCTGAATCGTCGTTAAATTGGTAACTATCTAATCTTACCACAAATGACGGATGGGCAAAAGTTCCATTAGCCAATTCGCTTATAAATTCTATCTCTATAACGTCACCCGCCATGTATTGCAAAGAAAACTCTGACTTATAAAGAATTTCTGTATAGGCCAGGAACCCAGTAGATATAGAAAAAACTTTAAACCCATTTTGCAACACATTTATAATACCCACACTTAGAGGTACTGGTAGCTCCCCTTTATCATTCACAAAATACATTTCTATAAAACCTGTAAAGTTTAATGTAACCAAAGAATTTTCGGGTAAATCGGGGTCAAAGTCTACCCGGTATTTTTCTATTTTATCGGAAGTAAAACTACCTCCAGGCCTGTAAAATTCATAAAACAAATTATAGGATAGATCATATTCTATAGCTCGATAAAGTTTCATCTCGTCGATCGCCTGGTTTCCTGCCGTGTCTATAGCTGTAAGTCGTAAAGTATAGTCGTCTCCAGTTATATTTTCTAAAATTGGCAGCAAGATATCTGCATCTATAATATCTAATTGACCGTTTCCGTTTATTTTCTCCCACAAAATTTCCTGTATGTTCCCAAAAGGCGAGTTTACAACGGCCTGGGTTATTTGCGTCTCAAAATTTTGAGAAGGAACTATTATATCGGGACCAGCAAAAACGTATGGAGGAATATCCCCAGCCTGAGCGCCATCGTAAAAAGCCTCATTCATTATAAATTTAGATTCATTTGCATCTGGGGACCATTCTAAATCACTAATACTTAAAAAATGGTGTTTACCTTTGTACTTAAATCTAATTAAATCGTTATATTTTAGTGGTAGATCTACAGTCCCTTCTATCTGCAATCTGGGTTTAGAAAACATTCTTTTTCTTATTTCGGCTACCACTTTATAGTAAGGTTTGCTTTCTACTTTATAAACGCTATCTGTCCAGTTTAGCCATTCTACCCGGTCTATATTTGCAGCTAAAAAAGGCCTTATAGAAACAAAAAAGCTTGAATTAGGATAAAACCCTTCGGTCTCAATAGCCATTTCATTACTGCCATTTAAATTGTAATGAACCAATATATTTTTTACGCTTAAAAAATTAAAAAATAGTTTCCAGCTAACTTCATTAGGGAAACGCTCTATAAGCTGTGCACCTTCCAGGGAGACTATACTGTAATTTTTGCCATTTATTTGCCGACCAAACTTTATAGGTATTTCTATTACTGCGGCTTCATCGGGATTTAATTCTTTAACTTTTTCTATCTGAAAACTTTTAGAATTTGTAGAAAAATCGGGTATAATAGGTAAATCAATCTCACTGGTTACACTACTGTCTGGATCTACTTCTATGGCATAAACACCTTCCCCGGGATCACCTAGTTTCTCAATCTTCAATTTTTTAATTTCTATATAATAAGTCCCCACATTAACATTAACGTAAGGCTCTATAATTTGAAGATCTAAATAACCGTTTTCTGGCACTATAAATTCAAATTGCGTATCACCGAGACCCTGCAAATTAAGTTCTAAGCGATTAGGACTTTGGATATTGGTATCTTTATTGAAAAATAAAATCCTGTCGTTTATTTTTATACGATACTTTAAAAAATCGACAAACAAGCCTTCATCATAAGCATCCTGTATAGGGTCTCCCACGGTAATCAATTCATTTCGCCAAAATCTAACAGCTATTTGAAACCGAATACGAGTGCCTTTGAGCACATATTTTTTTTCACGAAGCGCTATATAATTTTCTGGAGTATAAGAAGAAAGCCCATTATACCTTAAGGTTAAAATATAATCATTAGGCTTTATTTTTGGAAAAAAATTATGAAAGTTCCAACCTTCTGGCAAGAAATCCCCATCGATCCCATTTGCGGGAACGCCTTTAGGATCTTGCTTATATAAATTTTCTGAAAACAATAATACAGGAGGTTCATAATTAACTGTAACTTTACCTAAAGCAGGAAGCATTGTTATCGTTGCATTCAAAAAATGACTGAATTCCTTTATATTTTTAGTTATTGTTATCGTGCCTTTATAATTACCATTAATGTCATAATTATAAAATTCAACTTCGGGCAAATGACGCCTATTTATTCCTTCTATGTACCAGCGGCCTTCGCATTGAAATAACTGGCATTGCATTGTATATATAATTTCGTATAAAAAATCGTATGCTCGGGGAAGCTTCTTTTCATCGAAATATTTATCTGTATTTAGAATAATATCTTTCCAATTTTCTTGCAAACGACTTTGAATCGCTGGTGCAACGAAAATATCGAACTCGATCCCTGTAAGTTTTAAACAGGTAGCAATCACTTCTATAACAGATTTTTCTTCAGCATAGAAAGGATCTGGTAAAGTATTCCCTTTTAAAAGACCTAAGCCATCTACGGCTTCAAAATTCACATAAAAAAGCGGATTTAAATAAGGTTCCTCGTAAGTCTCTGGCAATAGATACCACTGGCCAATAACCTGTTGGCTTTCTGAAATGATATGAGTTACACGCCATTTCTTTTCTTTACTGGTAAAATATTGCTCGTATTTTGCATCTGATCCATCATTTACTTCTAAAGTAAAATTACAACGAGAAGGCACTAAGGGTTTTGTACCATCACGATCCCCATCATAAGACACACGAATACTATCTCGCTGGGCATAGTGCAAGATCAATTCATCTTCCAGGTTATCTACATCTTGTATGTGCAATTCGTAATTCATTAAGCTCCTCTTCGGTTTTTTCTTGTCTTACTTCTATCTATAGATGCCAACAAATCATTTCCCCGCAATACAAATCCCCCACTAACATTTACATCGCTAGCACCAGCAGAATCACTAATCATACTTCTTAGTTTATCTAAAGGCGCTACGACTTCGGGATTGTTGTTTGCCCCAGAATACTCCCCAATAAGTGCATTGGTTGGCCCGTAGGCAATCCCACCATTCGCTAAAGCAACCCGGCGGTTTCCGCCACCGGAAGAACTAGAAGGGCCGGCAGACATTATATTCGTAACCACCTTAGATAGGGCTACAAGAGCGGCACCGGCGATAATAGCACCAATACCGGACCCTAATATATTCTTAAAAGCTTCTGAAGCTACACCGGCAGCAATCATTGCCTGACCTAAATTTTCCATGAACCCAGCTACAATAGACATTAAACCTGATAAAGCATCTTGAGCACTAGCCTGTCCTGTAATTAGATTCCCCACAAAATCGCCCATAAATTGTGCAGTACTACCTATTGATGATTCTAAAGCATTATTTAAAGCCCCAGAGATATCTACCATTCCATTTTTAAAGCCGTCGAACGTGTTTTTAATCAATTCTGATTGCTCGGGCAGTTTTGCTTCCAATGCATCTAAAGGCCCTATAATTTGCGGTAAGGCATTCATCTCATTTACAGACTCTACCAAACCCCGGCCTTTTACGCCATCTTTAGCAGGATCACCTACTTCATCTGTACCTTCTTTTTTTGTTTTAACTTTATCTATAGTGACATCGGCAGAAAACTCTAATTTTGTTTTCTTCTGAATCCTATCTAAAGAACCCTGAAAATCGGTTTCCATATTCTTCGTGAATTCGGAAACATCTTTAGAAATACCTACAAACAAGGCAGCAAAGTTGCGGCCTGCTAAGTCTGCCTGTCTTTTAAAAATGCCTGGGATTGCTGTAATATCCCCGGTAAGTACGGCTTTTAAGCCAGCGCCTATATTTTTAAAACTTTCCAGAATGAATTCGGCACCTTTTGTAAAACCTGTTATAATAATATCTATAACCAATTTCGCCACATTGTAAAGCGTATTAAAAACCATTACAATTTGCTCCACGCCAATTCTAACCACCAAACTTTCGTTATATAGATCGGTAAAATAGTTCCTTAAAGAAACCAGCTCTTTTTTAATACGATCCCAGTTTTTATAAATTACCACGCCAATCCCGGCAATGGCTGCGATTACCAAACCAATGGGGCCGGTAAGCGCGGTAAAGCCAGCGGCAAGTGCGGGAATAATATTAGAAACCAAAAAACCTAAAGTAACCAAAACAGGTCCTATTGCAGCAGCTAAGCCGGCCACTACCACAATTAGTTTCTTTGTAGCGGGAGAAAGGTTGCTGAATTTCTCTATTAAACCCCCGGCGGCCTGCGCCAATTTTGTAACATAGGGCAATAATATTTCCCCAAATTGAACCGCCACATCTTCTACACGAGCCTTAACCAAACGCATTTGGTTAGCAAAACTTTTGTTAGTACGCGCATAGTCGCCAATAGCGTTTTTAGATTGTTCTTGTGCTAATTGCAAAGTAGCAAAGGCTTTTGCCTGTCGGTTGCTTTCAAAAGTTAAACCTTCTTGTGTGTTTTTAAGAATGCGGCCTTTTACATCGGCTTCCAGGATAGAAATACCGAGAGATTTTACCGATTCCCGCTCGCCTAATAAAGCTTTGGTAATCGCTTCTGAAGCGCCTTTGGCCCCGCCCGAATAATTGGTAAAAGATGCGAGATCTACCGCAAGTTTATTTACTTCGGTAGAAAGATCTAAAGCGGCTTCTTGCGAAAAGCCGAAACCAGTTAATAGATCTCCGGTATCTCCCAGCAATTCCTGAGAGGCACGGGAGCTTAAGCCGTAAGAATTCCTTAAGTTATCGGCACTTTCTTGCGCAGCTTTAGAAATATCCCGAAACACGGTTTGAAACTTAGAAGCGGTTTCTTCCGCATCACTAGCCGCTTTCACGGTGGCAGCGCCCAAACCCAAAACAGGAAGTGTAACTCCTAAAGTAAGCCCCGAACCAACACGTTGCATCTGGTCCCCATAACGGCGCATCTTCTTTTGCGCGTTTTGCATCTGACTGCTGAACTGCTTAAGATCAGCATTAAAACGAATACTTATAGTACTAAAAGAAGCCATATTCGGAGTGGGGTTTTACTCTCCAAATATGGCTTTAAGCTTAAGTTTAATTGTATATAAATTGTATATTTTTAAAACTTATAACTTTTCTGAATACGTTTTATTTCATCTTCACTTAATTTAGTAGAAGCCTTTTTCTCTTTCGGTTTTTGCGCGGTTTTCTTATATTCATCTTCCCAGGGCAAAGGCATTAACTGCTGGAGTGTTTTTTTACGGTCTTTTTCTTTTAAATTGGGGGAAATAAAAGTAACCAGCATTTCGCGGTGCAACTCCATTTTTTCCCGGTACTTCGCATTATAGCCGTTTAAAACATTATTAAAACTCCGTGGAGAAAGCCTGTAAAATTCTTTTTCACTTAAACCTACCACGCCCAAGGCTAGTTCTTCCAGTTCGTCCCAGTCTAATTCTTTTTCGGGCTGGCTTTCTTCCGCGCTTTTTTGCGCGGTTTGCCCTTTCCCAGGTCTTCTTGCTTGCCAAAACTTTCGGTAAAAGCTTCCATCACATAGGTGAGCTTATCTTCGCTAAAGAGTAATTCTTGCACCACATCTTCGCGATCTAAGTCTATTATAGTCCCGGCATTTTCTACGCCGGCAATTACTACATCGCCGAGCATATCGGCTTGCGCAAACGAAACATCTTCGCCAGTTTCTGCAAAAGCTTCCTCAAATTTTTTCGCTACACTTTGCACGCCTTTACAGCCCCAGGCAAAACCGAGGTTACGTAAAGCACCATACCCATATTTTAATGGGTATGTAGTGCCTTCTAGTTCTATTTTGTGTACTGTCATCTATTTATACAATTACATCTTCATCTATCATTGCACCGCCCTCTATGGTCATAGAAGAAGTCCCATCTTCTTCGTTGGTAAAACCACCTTCTAAGCTGGTAATTACCCCTTCACCGATAAGCTTCCAATCGGCATCGGCTTCGTCTGGTACAAATTCTAAAGGAATTTTAGTATCGGTATCATCGTTGTACAATTTAAATAACGCCCTAAGATCGCTACTAGATGTACCGTCTCCGCCGTAGGTAGCCAAAGAAGAAATGGAGAGCGAAAAAGACTTCACGCCTTTCGCAACCTCTCGGCCATCGGTATCTTTTGTCGCTCTTTGTTTGGTCTCTCTGGTAAGAGAGATAGTACATTCCATAGCGTGGTACACTGTACTCCCGTCTAAAGTCCAACGGGCATTCCCACTCATTACTTTTTCGCCTGCCATAATATTCGTTTTTTTAGATTAATCCTAATTTTGGTAATTCTAAAGATATCTCTACCGCGGCTTCTTTAAAAGTGTCGTCTGTATAACCAGATTTAGCACCGCGATCTTTCACGCCTTTATTATTTTCTTTAATTACCCGGCGTACTACCGAGCTTATTACACCCGCCTGGCTTAAGCTTTTTGCATAGACCCTTACCTTAGCGTGGCTTTTTGTGATTGCATTTTTTGTTACGATGCCGTCATCATAGACATCGAAATTGATAAAAGGCTTCACCATAGCTTCGGGCGCTACATCCCAGGAGACTTTATCGGGGCTTATTTGCGCGATAATATCTGGATGGTTTAGCATTTCTGTACAAAATAGTGCCGCCTTGTCTATCATTTTTTATTTTTTAATTCGTGTTCAGCTAAAAAAGAAACTGTCACTTCACAAATAGCTTCAGATCTACCATTTTTACTAAGCTCATTTTCTATTTTCAAGGAAGTTTCCGGTAACATTTCCCCACTAGGTAACTTTATCCTTAAAAAACCCCGTTCATCTACTACTATTTTTGGTAATTCTTTCGACATAATTATTTACTCAATCTTTTTATTTGTTTTTGCCCTTCGTCTATGCTCAGGATGACAATCTTTTAATTTGTTTTTGAATGTACTTTGCCGTTTTATCGAGATACTTTTGTTCGATATTCCCCATACTCAAAGTCTTATCTCTTGCCTGACTTACCACCGTGTTTTTCCCTTTTCTGGAACCACGCCGGTTGCTTCCGGTTTTAGTGCCTGCGGGAATTACCATAAACTTATACCAACTATCGAATCGGCCTTTTTTACCGGGCCTTATCGCAATAGCGGGATTTCCCCCACTTGCCCGAAGTGGTACGGTATCGGCTTTTACCGATTTCTTTAAGGTGCCAGCGGGATAGACATTCCCAAACCTTTTTTTATCCCTACTTCCCTGAGGAAGATTGGCGCTGTATTTTTCAATGATCGGTTTTGCCAGCCTGCGTTGTATTTTTAATACTTCGCGCCGCTTGGTGCGATCGTCCAGGGTTTTTAGTTTTCGGTTTAATTCGTCAAAACCTTCTACTTTTGTAAAATCCTGGCGCGCCATTAATCTTTACTTTGTGCTTCTAATTCTAAGAAGCGTTTTTGTTGGCCTGTTAAACCAATCCCGGAGACGTGAAAATCCCCATCTACATCTTCTATAATATAGGTTGGCCCATCTACCAACAAGGTAGGGTCGTAACGAAATATAAAGCTGGCCCTACGCATATGGTTTTGCTGGCCTTCGCTATCTTCACTGCCTACACTATCTATGCGTTTGCAAAATTTAACGCCGCCAACTTGCTGTTTTGTGCCTTTGCGCTCGCCAAACTGATTGGCACCACCAACTAATTTAAACAGTTTTACCGGACGGTTTAATTCGCCACTATGCACGGTATTTGATTGGTTTCTACGCATTAATACAATTTATAAGGTCTTAACAGGTTTTGCGCACTAAGGTTAAATTTAAGCGGTCTATTTTCCCGATAAGTTTCCCTTTCTGAAAACATTAATAAGGCTGCGCTTTTAATTGCTGAAGGGATTTCGTTTACCGAAAATCCAGCCGAACAAACTATTTTTAATCGATGGAAGCCTTCTGGCTTATCCTGATCT